TTACCAACAAATATTTTAAATATTCTTCTTTCAGGTGCTCTAGTCACCCTATATATTAACATAGCATCTTCAGATAAAAGTAATTGTTTCCAAATCCTTCTAGCCTTTTCTAATATAGAAGTCCCATAAGGTAATCTTCTATCATCTCCTAATAATCTAAAATGTGCCACTTGCCACGCATTAAACTCCATATCTTTTTGTCCCCATACAAATTTAACTGGATTAAACTTATCTTGTGTAGATAAGTTAGAGTTTTCTCCGAAACCATCATTTTCTTTTCTAGTAATTTCAATATTAGGTAATTGTTTTACACTCTGTACACCATCATCACTATCAATAGACAAATACAAAAAGTTATCACCATATTTACATGTGTTTCTTACCCACATAGGTAAATTAGTATGGATATCTAACCTATTAAAAAATAAATCTTGTAATATTCTTCTTACTCTTTTACTTTCAGAAAATATATTTAGTATTTTACCATCACCATTAGGTGTTGTTGATTCTTCCATAAAAATATCTAACGCTGCAGCAATTTCTGGAAAAAACTCCATACCTTCAAAATCAGCATAAGATGCTAATCGTGTTGTTTCGTAATATATTGAGTGTTGATAAATTTCATTATCTACCTTTTTCCATTGATTCGCCAAATAAGCGTCTTGTTGTTTTTGTAGTAACTCATAATCATATTCTTCTTTTGATTGGGTTTTTAATAACTCTTTATCATTAATAGAATATCTAGATTTACTTTCAGCCTGTTTTCTTTCAGGTCCAAATAAGTCACTTAACTGTTGAAATACTGTTTTTCTTGCCATTTTATTAAATATCTTTTTACTATTATAATAAATATCTAGTAAAAACTAAATATTACTTTATACCAAATAACCAATTATATTCTCCATTATCGTTATTTCCATTATTTTGTTTAGGTTCATATGTGGGAGTATTACTATAAAATGGATTTACATGTGTTTGTTTAGGTGTAATCTTATTAGTACTATTACTAACTGTAGTCCAACTATCTAACATTGCTCTAGTTTGGTTTTCTATCTGTTTTAATTTTTTAAATGTAGTTTGTACAACAAATAATGGCATTGCTAACGCCATAATTATATCATCATGATATCCATCCATATGATCGGGTCTACCATTTCTATATACAAAAGTTTTTAATTCGGAAATTAATCTTACTGATCTTATAAGTGTTTTATTCTCCCTTATATGTTCTTCTAAATCACTAACCATTTGTAATCTACTACTACCCACATTAAAACCTGGTACTTTATCACCTTGTTTATATAGTGTTTTAGCATATTTTTCACTTAGTTTCCTACTTTTAGGGTCATCATAATGTAAATGAGTATACCCCATTTCTAATAATTTCATTACTGTTGATACCCCCATTCCACCTGTAATATCTACTACAGTATATGCGTTATATAAATTACCGTATTTATAAACTATTTCCGCCAATAAATCAGGTGGTAACTTATATTTAAATTCTGCAACTTGTTCTAAGTTTTCAAAATCTAATATAACAATAGTAGAACTATCTTTACCATCACCTCTAGATACATCTACACCCATTATGTACTTATGTCCTTCTTCAGGTTCTTTCCATATCCACATAGATTTTTCCATCTCTGCTTTATATTTTGGTTCTTGCACATTATTTTGTTCTTGAAATTCAATATACTCATCATCAATAACATTACCACCAGAAGATACAAACGACACATCCAATTCTTGTGCTATTTGTTTTTTATCTCCGTTCATATCTCTACACATTTCTTCATACCAAGGAGAAGAACTTTTCCAACCATCATTAACCATTATATTATAGTCTTCAATGTCTATACTGTTAGTTTCGTAAGTTTTACCACTATATTCCCACCTTAATGTTTCTCTATCCACAGTTTCACAAACAATTACTTCTCCTTCACCTCTTAACCACCTTAAACCTCTATTGTATCTAATATCTTCATGCCACCTCATTTCAATTATGTTGAAGTTATTATCTCCTTGTTTTGCACCATCATAAGTTTTATAATATAATGCATCTTGACCATTAGGGGTTGAAATAAGTGTTACCTTACCACCCGTACCTAATGATGTTAAAGCGGCACCGAATACTTCCGCACCATTATCGATAAACGCTGCTTCATCCATAATTAAAAATGTTGGTGTATAACCCCTAAGTGCATCCTTTGAGGTTGCTAACGCTTTTACTTCACATTGAGTGTCTTTAGTTTTGATATGTCCTTTGGCTTCAATAGATAAATAAGAATCTCCCTCATCAATACCCCATACCCATGATGGTATCTGATCTAAGAAATCTTTTATTTTTTTTAAAAACTCTTGTGCTAATGTTTGTTTATTGGCTAATACTAGTACTTTCCATGGATTATTAGGATCACCAAACGCAATCTTTGCGGCGATATATGCTGCAGTAGTTGTAGATACACCTGCCTGTCTTGGTTTAGTTACAATATTACGATTATGTTTTTCATATGATTTAATTATTTCTTTCTGTTTATGAAATAATTTAAAAGGAACAAATCCCTTTTGTGTTAAATCATATGTTTTAAGAAACGTCTCTATTGCATATATAGGATCACCTAAACACTTCGCATATACCTTTAATTGTTGTCCTCTATCCATAAGATAAGTTTACTAATAAATATCAAAATGTAAAAAAATCGTTAAAATGCAATTAAATTACCGTTTTTCCACGCTTCATAGTTAGGACCTAATTCGTAAGTAATTGTTCTACCATCTCTAACTTTCTTAACGATACCTGCATGTACTGCTGCCCTAAAAAATGTAGAGTGTTGTCCAGATGTTCTACCTCTAGAATTAATATATTCTAAAAACCCTGCTTTTGTTTTCTTAGGTTTATCTTGAATGTAATTTATTAACGACTGAATCATACCATCTTTTTTCTCAAAAGTTAGTCCTGCGGTTTTAGGGAATAGTTTTAACCCTTGTTTTTTCGCAAAATCATTAATTTTATTCCTAATTTCTATATCAAAACCTCTACCTCTTACTTTATCATATAAATTAGATGCTAATTGTATTGCTTTTTTAGGTGGGTTATTTTTAAATAGGTATTCTATTGCTGGTTCTATAGACAATAAAGCTCTTGCGGCAGTTTCATTTCCTGCAACAGTATCATCAAATAAATATAGTAATTGATTTAGTTCTACTGATTTCTGGGGTGGTGGTATATTAGATTCTACTAACTCATCACTAAGTTTTTCTGCAATTGCATTCATATATCTCCTATAAGGTCTAGGATTAAAACCTAAGTAACCCCAACTCTTTACTGAGTCTAACATTTTATAACCTAATAAGTGATATAACATTTCATCCTCTATAACTTCATCCACAGTAAACCCATATGTATTTACTATTAAATCCCAAACATCTCTAATATCTTTATTCTCAATCTCTTTATAAACTCTATTCATAAAGTTAGTACGGTTAGTATCTTCATTTAAATTATCACTACTATTATTATTCATTGCACCAAATAATTTGTTAGTAACATCATCGCCATTAAAACCATCATTATAATATAATGCATCATGAGTATGACTAATTTTTCCAGTACTTTGTTGACCTTGACAAATATATTGACCTTCACGGTTTGGAGGACACCATTCTTCGTTTTTGTTTGAATCAGTTTTTCTAAAAATATCACGTGCACTAGCTAATTTGTTTTTAATAATGTAAATATCACCATTACTTTCGAATACAAAAAAATGAACTTTTTTGGGGTCATAATATTTTAAAGCCTTACTTCTAATCTTACCATTTCTTTTCTTACCGTGTCCCCAATATGGTTTTACTTGAAAACCATAAGATTGTGCCTGATTATATTTATTTACAACTTTAATATCCACACCATCAGTCATATCCCTTTTTAAACCAGGTTCACCACTCCATAAAATTTCCCATTTATCAGTATCTAGTTCTTTTTGAAATTTTTCTAATGTATTTCTTTCACGATTACTTCCTCTTTCCCAAGTTTTTTTATTTGTGTTAACTAACTCCTTTAAAAAAACATTATTCTCATAATCACCAAATAAGTCCTCTTTATTATCGTTAATCCATTTTATATATCTTTTAATATCAAATTCCTCCGGTTCTTCTTCATTAATATATTTATGTACTAATTTTTCTCTTATTCTAGAATTAGTATTAAAAAAATTTAATAAAGACCATTCCTCACTACCTGATGCGGGTGGACCCACATTAATTACTCCCGGACTATTTTCTGCGTTACCTTCTCGGTAATAGGAATTTCCTAAAGGTTCATATAATTGTTTTAATGCTACTTGAATTGATTGTTTATTTTTATTAAACCAATCCCCTCCGTTACTCCATTTAGGACTCTTTTGTGTATTACTTATTAATTGATTTTTATTAATCGCTTTTTCTTCTTCTGGTTCAGGTTCACTTTTTACTGGATACCCTAATTCCTTTAGTTCTTTAAAATATTTACTTGCCCTAAATATTTGATCTTTAGTTAAAGTTGGGTGTACCCCCCTTTCAATGTTAGCATGAAGTTTATCTGAATAACTTCTGATTGCAATCGATCTTGCTTTACCTTTTTCGGTGTCTATTGTTGGATCCCAAAAGTGCCTATAATCTCTAATATTTTCATAAGTTTCTCTAAAATTAACACCATTTACCCCACTCAGAAACTTTGATATATTTTCCTCACCTAATAAATCATTCAGTTTTTCTTCTGTAAAACTTGGAACTTTTTGATTTCGATATTTTGGGTTTGGTTTATATTCAAAACCATTTCCAGGAAAAATATTGAGGGTTTTATCATTTATTTCTTTAATATCGTGTGGTGTTAATTCAAAAGATAAAGAATCTATAATATTGTTTGCCGCATTTTCATCATTTCTTTGAGTTATATTAAATTTTAGTTTATCTACTATTGTTAAACCCTTTCCATCTGTTTGACAACCATTTAAAAAATAAAATATTTCTCCACTTTTATTTATCCAAGGAGTAAGACCACAACTATTAAATTCCTTTATCTTTTCTTCTTCTTCTTTTAATAATAATTTACGATATTGTTCCTCTGTTAATTTAATCTTCATAATATTACGCACTCATTTCTAAATAATTATATAAACTTTCTTCAAACCATTCTTTCGCCTTTGTAGTATCAGGATAGTAGTAATCTAAATCAGGTAAAGATAATAAATCCATTTCTTCATCTAATGTCTTTTTAAGTGCATCTAAAAAATAAGTCTCTTGTTCTTCTGGCCACGCACCTTCAATATCAATGTAGTGTTCTAATACTTTATCTATTAATTCGGTAGGTATTGGTACTTTTAAATCATACCTGTTACTATCCCCACTTTTAGTATTTTCTACCCAATCTGGTTTACCACCAAATAACTCAGTAATTTCTTCTATTCCTCGATTTGATATATCTGATTCTATCACATCATTCATTGTTCTTTCATATGCACTTCTTATATCACTTTCTAACCCACTCAGTTCACTATGTTCTAATAAAACTATTAAAATTTCTTCTCCATCTACTTCATTATTTTTTATTTGTGCCCTTAATCTATCAATAAAACCTTTATTGATTAAAATATCCTCATCCGCATCATTATCCAATTCTACACCCATTACATATAAATCATCTCCAGTGTTAATAAGTTTTTTAGTATACGCAGGAATGGATTCTATTACAGTATCCATTGCCTTTCCTGTCATATCTGAGACTATCTCATCCATTGGGGTATCGTAATAAGAAAAGAAATCACTATGATCTTCACTAAATGCCTCTTCCGCCAAATCCCTATTCTTAAATAATTCTGCGAACTCATCCCATCCATCAACAGATAATACCATATTAGGGTATAATCCTTCGGTGTCATTAAAACTCATATTATCATAGTAATTAGTTTTAAGTACTTTTTCATCTTTATATGATGCACCAGTAACAAACTCTTTATTAAACCACCCTAACTTTTTCAATGTACCATATAAATTACTATGTTCTCTCCATCTCGCCAACTCGTCTATCTCAAACTCACTAAATATATTGCCCGTATCTTCCTCATTCCATTTAGAATTAGGATCTAATGTCCATTTTATAAAAAAGTATAAAACTACTTCATAGTCTAACGCAACCATCTCACCGAAACTCTGTAAAAGATCTGCCACATTATCGTATCTAAAACCTGTTTTATATGGACTATCATCTTCTTCTTTCCACGTAGAAAAAAACTCCCTATTAAACAGACGATACATTATGTTTTCTATTTTAGGGTTATCCTCAATACTTTCGTTAATTATATGTTGAAAGTTTAAATTCATAGTTTTTTAATTCTTACTTTTAAATCTCCATCTCCTTTTATTACTCTATGATATACCTCTTTAGGTATAAATGTTCTTTCAGTTAAAGGTTTAGGTATTTCGTTGTCTAATTGAATCAACCAGTTAGTGTCACCTATAGATTCTACAATTCTATCTTCCTTATCTCTATGCCACACTAATTCATTATTATCAGTATCATTAGAGAATGTCCTAATGTGATAACCATTACCTAACTTTTCTTTAAATGGTAAACTCATTACTCTTCTTTTTTATTCATAAAGAAATCGAATACACTGTCAATATTTGTTTTAGATTCACTTATCTTATCGTCTGCCCAGTCGTGTCCATCCGCTAATGTGGAATCCACCCAATGAGGG